CAGTTAATATAGGTTGTACCCTTCAACCCAGTTCCAGCGTTTGAGGTTATTCTTCCTCCTGGTACAAATTTAAAGTCTTCTAGAGCCCATAAAAATTCTTGTGTCCAATGACTTTTATCTTCTTCAATTGAAGCTAAATCTGTTGCGACACGTAATTGAGTCCCATTAATATCTTCATCACCATATCTATAAGTTTGTTCGTATATTTCTTTACTGAAATCGTCAACAAACGTTGTGTTGATTTTATGTTTTACATTCATAATTTGATCATTTTCCATTTTAAAATTGTTTAAATAAATTTATCCCATAGAAAGTTACCTAATTATGGGAATTAATTTTTACTGTTTGTCTATTTGTTGTTTACGTAACTCTTTTGCTTTTTGTATTCTATCACGTGTTTGTGATTCTTTTTTTGTTTCTTGGGTTTTTTCATACCCTAGGAATGTTTGTGAGGTTTCTGTGTCTATATGTACTTTACCATTATCGAATGTACAATCTTCGAATATGACACCATCACGTCCGAAACGTGACTTTAAAACGGCTATTGTTGCTCTTCCAGATTCTTTTTGTGGTAAAGTTCTAGCTACTGACATAATAAAATGCCCAATTTGAGCTTTCTTAATTGACCCACCCATTTGATCTCCAGTTACAACGTCTGCACTAATTGAACTTCTATTTCCTTGTACGGCTGTCCATCCAACTAACCCAAATTCACTTAACATAGATTCATAAGCTCTCATGACACCACCTTCACCAGACCATTCATCACTATATTGTTTAGTTGATTCAACACAATCGATATAATCTAGAAGAATAATATCGGGTTTAAACCCTGTAGATATCTCATGTCTTATGTATGATTTAATAGTATGCATTGTTACACCTTCTGAAGTGAATTTTTTGATTTTTAAGTCATTTATTCTATTAGCAGTAACTTCTTTATGTTTAAATAATACAGCTTCTTTCTGATCAGCTAAATCATTTAAATCTATACCAGACCAACAAGCTAAATGTTTTCTTTTAATAACATCAGGCATATCCTCAAACACAATTTGTAATACATTATAACCTTCATTATATGCTGTATTAGCCATTTTAGTTAATATTGTGGTCTTTCCTACACCATATGGTGCTAGAACCACACCTAATTCCCCTCTTGATAATCCTCCGTCTGTTAACTCATCTATACCGTTTATTCCTGTTGGTATCGGATGCCTAAAGTTTTTTTCTAGTACGGCTTCTATATTTTCAGTTATCGAACTAGAATCGTCTTTCTCCCCACCAACAGCTAAAGCCTCTCTTAAAATTTCTGCACAAGTTTCATAACTATCAAACTCACCATTATCAACAATTTTATTAATTTTTTCGTTCGCTTTTTTAAGTTCTTGTTGTCTACAGAAATTCAAGGCTTTACTCTGTATAAATTCCCAATCTTCAACTGCTAACTCACGGATTTCTTTTAACATCTCAAAAACATAATCCTGGGATACCTTATCTTTAATTTCCATTTTTAAAACGGTCTCTAAAGTATCCATTGCCGGAATTTTTTCATACTTCTCATAATAATCTTTTATCTGAGCAACAATGAGTCTAAAATACTCATTATCAAAGTACTTTGCGTGTACAATATCTATTATTCTGTCAGAAAATTTTTTATTAGCCGGATGTAGTAATTGATTTATTAGTTCTGTTTGAAACTTATATCCTAAATAACCTAGTGTAACATTTTTGCCCATTTTTTTACTTTGTATATTCATAAATAGCTATTATGATTTTGTTGTTTCGTATTCCACAGAAATTTCTTTTTGACTTAATGTCTCCTGAATACGGATGATAAGTCTAGGTATTAATTCACGAATATCAACACTATATCTAACTCTTTGTGGATAAACATTTCCAGTAAATCTCTCAGCTGAAACAACTCTCTCATCTATTCTAATTTCGAAATCAAAGATGTCTTCCTTCTCGTATATTGGGGTTTTGTTAATTTGGTCTTCGGTTTGTTTTTCATATGAGTTAAATTGCCCCCATAAGTATTCTAAAGATTTGTTTTTTAATTGATTCTGTACCATATCAACACAATCTTGTACACATTCCATCATATGCCAAGAATATGGTATTTTTGTATTAAAATTTTTAACAGCAAAATATCTTTGGCAGATAATATTACCATTAATTCTAAGCATGAATTCAAATTTCTTCATATTTTTTCGTTTTTATAGTTTGTTTTTTCTTTTTTACTTAATCTAATAAAGGGTTCTAAAAAATTTATATACCCATTCTCTCCTCCAGGTATGGCGTACATAACACCATCCTCTAACATCATTTTTAACACATTTTTGTAATCTCTTCCTTCAGGATCCAAAGGTAAGTTTATGAGATTTATAACACCTTCTTTGGCTTCACCCGTTAAAAGTGGTTGATTTAAATCAATAATAATTTTGTTAATCTCATAAACATTACCCCTGTGGTTTCCTTTTGTTTTACCCTCTAGGATTGAATCAAAAATTTTTAGTTTCTTCTCTTCTTTTAAAGTCTTGGTTTTTTCTAAAATCTCTTCTAGAGTGACTTTTTTCTCTTTTATTTCAGGAAAATGGTTTAAAAGTGTGTTTTCAGTAACACCATCAATACCTTTTATGAAATCTGTGGGACATCCTTCTATAATTTTAACTAACCCAGCATTTTCATAGTAGTGTTGGAAATACCAATTATAGTTTCCTATCCCTACCAATACTTTCTTGTCTGCTAAAAAAATACTCACATCACTACTAATCATTTGACAGAGGTCTCTGTCATTTGTGTATATAATAACTTCTTCTGTTTTCTTTCTATTAAGACAATAGAAGGCCATTAAATCGTCAGATTCACATTCTGGATCTTCAAATTGTCTTATAGATAAGTCTTCAGCGTAAGCTTTAACTTTTAACTTTTGGATTTCGTATGGTTTATCGAAAAATTTAGGCCTATTGCCTTTATAGTCTGGATAATAATCTAATCGTAAAGAACCACCTCTCTCACCGTCCCACATTATAACAACTTTGTCTATAGATAACTCAATAATAAGTTTTCTAAGCGTTGTATAGAACATAAAAATTCCACCTATATGCGTTTCTTTATAATAAACATTCTTAGCCCCGTTATATGAACGTTTCATAAGGACATTACCATCAATAATAAGTGTTTTGGTTTTTTCTTTTCTCTTAGTTACTCTGAGTCCCATCTCCCATAAAATTAAATGGTTGGACAATATTTCTTCTTTCTTCCGTAGTAGCTTCGATTGGTGTTAAAATCCCTATGTATACCAATTCTTTTACACATATTGAATTATCAAAATCCTCTGGACTCATGTAGGTATAGTATTTAACCATTTCATTAACTACTTCTCTAGATTCAGGAGTTGGTAGAGAAGCAGTAAAATTTTTATAGGTTTCCCAATTAATTTTATACATTATTCTAATCCCTCCAACTCAATGTCAGTTTTAGAGTCTTCTAGATTGAAGTCTCCACTAGCATCTAATCCGTTTTTGATAAACATATCAACCCAGAAATTAGAATACTCTACTTTATATTTTTCCTCAGCCTCTTTTGAGTCTTCGATAAATCCGTGTGGCGTTACTATAACTTTACCGTCTTCATACCCAATACCATTTACATGGTTTTTAAGTATAGAAATTTTAGTACGAGAAGCAAACTTAATTTTTCTACCATTTTTAGTTGCCATAATTTTATTTGTTCCGGCTCCTTTTTGGTTACCAAATAAGAAAATTAAAGTACTGTTAAGGTATATTGCCTCTCCACCCTTCATTTTAATCTTTGGTTGTCCCATTGGGGAATCTGGTAACTCAACCCATGGTTGATTTACGAAAACTATTGTATTAGTATATTTATTTATTTTACCATCGGATAGTGTTTCCTTCCTTGAAGAAGTTATTCTACCATTTAGTCCCATACCAATTTTATCAGCTAATACAGATGCGTTATGCATCTTACCACCCTTACCATCAAAAGTCATTTTACATGGAATAGAACCTACTGAATCCCAAAAGAAACAAATATCATAAGGAATTTCTCCCTTTGCCTGTGAGTCTAATACTTCGTTTATATATTCAGTAATTTGTTCAATATACTCAAAATCATCACGAAATAAATAAAATCCATCCCATTCAGCTGGCGTTTTTTCTATCGTATCTAACCCCATTAATTTAGCGTGAGGAAAACTCCATTTCTTTTCAGTGATAACAAAAACTGGTAAAATACCGTTTTGTTGACACCAAATAGCACTTTTTAGTAATGCAGTTGTTTTACCTGTATCAGAATGCCCCAAGAAAACATTTAAATGTCCAAGGGCTGGACCAGGTACACCTGTAGCCTTTTGGAATGCTTCCCCTAAATCTATAAATCTATCGGCTTTATATTTAGTTTTTGTACTAAATTTATCCTTTAGAGAGTCTAAGGAAAACTCTTTTTTAGTTATTGCTTTTTTCATTGTTGACATAGTTTAAATATTAAAACGGCATTTCATCTTCGTCCTCATCTTCAGCGTCTGAGTCATCGGTTGTTGGTGCTACATGTTTTTTGGTTGGTTTAGTAACACTAGTTGTACTACTTTGTTTAGAAACTTCTTCACCTTTTGCTACAAATTGTTTTAGATTTTTATCATAAACAGGTGTTTCACCGTTTGCAATAATTTCAAGATATTCTACTGGTGATGCTTTATAAACATCTTTCCAAGTTCCCTCATCCTTAATCCAAGAATTAGCCTTAGTTTTGTCTGTTGTTAACATTGATGGGTCTTCAGCCATTACAGAAGTAATTTTTGTATTATTCTTATCACCCCTTCCTAACATAAGGATAAGGTCACGGCCTTCTCTAGGGTCAGATAAATCACCCTTTTTTGTGAATAAAGGAATCATTTTGTCTAATTCACCCTCACCTTTATAG